GCCCCGGAGTTAAGAAAACAGGATTTAGTTTTAATGTCCATAAGTTAACATTGGAGTTAGTCCAATCGCTTAAGATAAAATTGATAATATTAAGTGCTGAATTATATTGCTCGGCAGTTACCATGCTTAGAGGCATGCCGATTAACTCATAAGCCTTTCTGATAATCAGCTCTCCTTTTATGTTATTCGCACTATAACTTCCGCTAGTTGCCGGCATTTAGATAATCTCTTTTTTAGTTAAACTTGCAAAAATTGAACCCTAACAGGATTAGCTCCTGTAGTAGGAGTTGTACCAATTTTAAAAAGTAAATTAGCTCCTATATTATTATATTGAGCAAAAAATGATGCCGTACGAGAGCCAATAAAGCTTACAAAATCACCAGTACCAGTACCACCAGCAGCTGGAGCAGTACTCAAATCATCGTATTTTCCTAGACCTATAAAATTCTTCAATGAAATAAAACCTTGATAAGTAAGGGGATTCTCAGCTGCTGCTATTGTGTTCAAGGAAAAAGTACTTGCGCCAGATCTTAGCAGATTTAGAGGAATAATCGGATAGTATCCGCTATTAGAAAAACCTACTAAAATAGTATTTGCGCTACTAGTACTTGGAATTATTTTCTCTATGCTATCAAAGCAGTTGACGCTTGTAACTATATTTCCACTTGGCCCTGCTAAGATTTCGCGAATAAAAACTCCATTCTGATAACCGATAATAGTAAAATTTACACTAGAAAGATTGGAGGCTGAAGAGAAATTAATTCTTGGCACAATACCGAAATCATCAACACATCTAACTGTTCCTGTAGTTTTATTTACATTAGGACCATTTAACGCTAGAGGAGTATTTGCAACTAGTGCTTGCGAGAGTGATATTCCATTTCCTACAAGAACTGGCCATTTATATTCACGAAATTGGGACATAATAATTTCCTAATTTTTAAGTTCTTTTACAAAACAGGAAGCACTTAAGCTTTAATTTTAAGTGCTTCTTTTTTTAATTAAGCTGTTGACCCTTGTGCGCCGATTACCCCAAGAGGAGTAAACATACCAAAAGAATAACGGCCTGATGCAAGTACTGACATGGTTTCAGTTACGGGATCGGTTGTAACATTTACTTTAAGTGGACGTCTTACGAAATGCTTACGAGTTCCCTTAACGTTAGTTAATCCGAACCAGTTGCTAGGATTTGTTAAGAAATGGCTTACTTCATAACCTTGCGGAATAGCCTTCATGTTATAAAGTGCATTTATGTCGTTATTAGCCGTTCCTGTTCTAAATACAGACTCAAGTAACCTGCAACCTGAGAACATTAAATCTTGTGGAAGTAACAATCTCTCAATTTGAGCATTAATTAATAACCCTGCCTGATCTTTCATTTTACCAGCAAGTATTACTGCCTGTTCAACTCCTGCTTCACTAAAGTCGACATTAACATTAACGCCGCTAAATGCTCCAACGCGGTTAGAATAAACACCCCCATCATAAGGTTGAGAACCGGAGCAAAGAGGTTGTCCATTACTTTGCACTGCTGCTACGTTAAATGCCTGATTAAAAGGGTTCATTGCTACTACTTCTCTGGTTTGTTCATAAGAAGTAGTAAGCGATTTAGTCCCATTAAAGAACTGATCAGCATAAAGATCATCTTCCATAGCAATATTGGTGATCTGAAAACCGAGGGCAAATTCCCGATGGACAAATTCATAAATAAACCGCTCAGCCATGCTATCCATTTTAATAGGAGCACCTTGGGTTTTCTCAAGAGCGTAACCTGTTCCTCTAATATCAACCATCCTTTCGGTATGTTTAACAGAGTTAGATTGTTCATAGATTTTGGTATATTCCCCCTTAAACCGATCATACTGAGATTTTACCTCATAAAGACCCGGCCAAAGCAGACTTGGAATATCACCGGTTGTTATAATAGACATAATTATTTACCTTTATTTTTAGTTTTACTTTTCTTTACTGATCCTGCCTTAACAGGTGTTTTTTTCTTCTTTTTCGGTAGATATAATCCCTCCTTTAAAAGAGATGGTATATTGCCACTTGTTATTATGGACATGATCTTACCTTATTGAGTTAATTTTGCTCCTGGAGTTCCTGTAGAACCATGAATATGTACATTGAATTTACATAGAACATCAATAAAAGGCATACTAACACCTTGTATTAAGTTCGTTGGATTGGCATTCGTCTGTAATTCTGGAACTAACCCAAGAATTTTAATTTCCCTAGTTATATTACCATCTCCATTTGCTGCAGTTATTGTAATAGTTGAACCATCTAAATAATAAGCAGATAGTCCAGTTGTCGTATTACCTGTTGCAGGATTATTGGTAGGAATTGCACCAACAGGGGCAGTAAAAGGTATTCCTCCTACTTGTAAGGAAGCATTTTGACCGATAAAAGCTGCTTGGAAAACTGAAGGTGCATAAACACCTCCTTGTGCAGCAACTATAGCATTATTTGTTGAAGTAGAAATCTGAACTTTAAATACTACTTCTGGGTCATCATTAACCCGAGCAATGATTTTTGTTCCTGCTTTAACTTGTCTGCTTGCTGGCCAGTAATCAGAACTTACTCGATAACCAGTTAAGACATCCGTAAATTCACAACCCATAAAAATCCCTACAGGTATTCCTGTAACTACAGTAGCTGCAGCGCCTGCAACAGGGGTATATCCTGCAACTATAGTACCTGTTCCTCCTGCAATAGAATTGGCAATCGTATCAGCAGGTGGTTTCATTCTTACTAAGTCTCCTTTAAAAATATTACCATTATAGGTAGTTAAGCCATCATCAGATGCATAAATAAAGTATTGACCTAGTTTTTGTGTTCCGCCGTTTCCTATTTGAGACTGAACCACTTCTAAACCATAAGGTCTATTAATGCCGTTAGACATGATTATTTCCTCTTTTATTTGTTTAAAATATTTAAAATAATAACAATTCAAGGCAATGCCTAATTGTTACAAAAGATAAGCTAATACAAGCTTTTAAAGACCTTTTAACGTCTAGTTATGACGATAAACTTTATTCTAGATAAGTTTCAAAACTAGCCTTTTTGTGTCTTGCGATGACAGAGGTAGCTTTTAAAAAAAGATTTAGCTACAAACTACGACCTTTTATAGTCTAGTTATGACTTTTAGTACTTAATTATATTATAACAAAGATACTTGCAGTTTTGCAAATCGTACTACTATTTTAGATTTAGCTTATATTATCTTCTAAGCCTTGAGCGAGTATTGCTTCAAGCTCTTCTTGTTCTATCCTATCCATTATTTTTTGCCATTTTTTTAAATCAATACTGAAGACCCCGTTTTGATCGGTTCGCAATTGTTTCTTTATAATTGGATGGCCAAGTGCTAATCTAACTAATCTGATTAACAAAAATCTTTCCTTCTTTAGCAATAAATTTTCTAATTTGCTTTTAACTTCTTCTTCCGAAGCAACCCCTAAAATAAAATCTTCAATAAAACCCTTCGTGAACCTTAAAATAATCTTGTAATCTTTCTCAATATCTAAAGAAACTTTAACTTCTGCATAACCCTCTGAATGTAAAAATATTTCTTCTATTTGATATTCATACATAACATCAATCTCTTGATTAAATTCTTTAAAAATTAACTCCCAAATACTACCACAGATACGCCGTCGAGTACAGGTAGTAAGTTACCGAGCGTATCGGTTGCAAAAACGATGACTTCAGTAGCTGACCTGGACCTAAAGAACACTTGAAACGGCGCTACTACTTCCGTTCCTCGTGCTAATGCCGTTAATACAGCATAATTACCATCAGCAAAAGGAGTAGCAAACTTTATAACATAGGCCCCTTGCGCTCCGCTAACCGAGGCTATATTAAAACTGCTCTCTATCTGGATATTATTAGTTGGGGCATTATTATCGTAAAAGAAGCAATAAGCTTTAGCAGTAGCAGGATTTATAATCTTCCCCGGTACGCTCATATTACCAACATTATCAATTTGAGTACTATTTAAATTAATTACCCCATCATCTACAGTAGCGAGGTTAATATCCTGATCACCGCTTGCGGTAGTAATGGTATTTACCGAGATCAAGAGATTACCGACATTAATACTGGATAATCCTACTAGAGAGTCGGCTAAATTGATAATTACATCGTTTGTTTCCCCATCACCGCTTTGGACGTTTATATTAGAGCCGCCTCCTATCTTTCGAGTTACAAAACTTAATGGAGTATTACCGGTTATTACTAAAAACCCATTCTGTACCTGAGTAGTTAGTTTATTTAAATTATTTAAGGATTCAGATATGGTAAACTTCATGTTTCCTGAAGGCGGCGTAATGGTTGAGTTCGTGATATTTAATGCGTTGTTTTCTGATTCTGCCGAGAAAGTAATGATCCCACTTGTTCCTCCGCCAAAAGGGATCATTCTCCATGTCCCTGAAATTATTGAATTATCAATTAAGTATACTTGTCTAACTTCCCCCGGAATAATAACAGTTCCTAAAGGACTACCATCATAAGATAAAATAGTAAAATCATAATCACCCACATTGTTAAACAGCAAACTAGTACCGGTTTCTACAGTATTACTTGGAGGAAGAGTGATTGTATACGAGTCATTGCTAGAGCTAACATCATTAATATCACTAGCAATCTCTCCTTCAGTCCGGGGATAAGGCCAGGATAGTTTGATATTGCTGTTTAGTATGATTTTGGAATATGACATGATTTTAGATTATTGTATTTCTTTTTAGTGAGTATCCTTTTTCTGAAAAAGGCATCAATGGATTGTAAATATCGGTCTGTACTTTCTGTAGCGTATCAATCATTACTCTTTCAGCTTTGACCTCATAATATTCCTGCTCTTTAAGTCCATAACGTTCATCACGAGCTAAAAGAATTGTATCACCAGTAGTAATACTGTCATTTTCCGATCTTAGGTCTCCTCTATAAGTACGTTTGTTTTTAAGTCTATCAGGAGATACGATATACCACTTCTTAGCTAGTAATCTATTAATCCTTTCAGGATTATTATAAGCAAAATAATATTCCTCGCCCGGTTGCTTGATTTCGTCAATAAGAGATTTAAAGGGACATGTTGAATCACTAAACATCAAATCAAAATCATTGTTTTCAAGATCATGCTCCCTGATATCTCTATCTACGGACTGAAACTCATTATTTTTATCCTGTTTATATTTAATTGCCATTTTTTGACCTCATTTCCTTATTATGTTTATCTAAAAGCTCACGATATCTCTCATAAGACATACCAAAAGCAAGTGCTGCCTTTTTCTCTCTATCGCTTAATTCCCTTGTTCTTGAATCAGGCACTCCCTCCATAGGAGCACGGCTACGAACCGCCCCAAAATGTTTGGCAGGTACATGAGCAGAGGAAATATCCGGCGATTTTAAATTATCGATATACTCATCTATCATGCTGTAATAACTACCGGAACCTATTAGGTGTTCCTTATTGTTAGTCTGGTATTTGCGATCTAGCCTTTTAATAAAGGATAATACTGATGTAGCTAGCTTCTCATCATACTCAGGGGCGTTTTTATCTATTTCAGGATTACTTTCAAGCCAGCTATATAACCTATCTTCATATTCTCTTGCCCTGATTCTATTTAATTCTTCTTCGGAATATTCTTCTTTGGGAAAACTTGATATTCTAGATGCCTCATTCAAAGCATGGGTCGCCTTTGAAATCTCAGCTGTAGCTCTACTAACCCCAGCAGCATCGCCGTTTTCTAGTGCTAACTGCAACCTTGCCTGGGCCATTTCAAGTTCGCTGGCAACATTGTTCTTATAATGGGTAGAACCGGTATTTATCGCCTGACGGAGCAACTGCTGCATTTCTAGTTTTTCTTGATTTAACTGCTCCAACTGCTCGCTAAGCTTTGCTTTTTCTTCACGTTCCTTTTTTAATTTTGACCAGTATTTTTCTCTGTCTTTTTCAGAGACAGAAGTTTTAGTAGACTTTTCGTCTTTTTCGCTAACATCCCCAGAAATATCAATTTTTTCATTCTTATCCTCCATATTTTCCGATTCTTGCTCAGCTGCTTCGACATTCTTTTGGGCTTCTTTGTCCTCAAGCTTGTCATCCTTGTTTTCATCAAGCTCTTTTAAAGGAGGAATAGAACCATTTAAATCGCTTGTATTTTCAATATCTACTTTAAACATGCTCTTTACCTCGATACTTTTGATGGGTTGTCTACTAGTAGCTTGATTTTAAAATCCTCTACCATAATTATTGGCTCTCCCTCATATTTTGACTGCAATGATGAACCACGCGGGAATATAACCCAGTCTCCCTCTTTTACATAAGGGCCGCTCGGAAACTGATCGCCCTTATAACTATCCGGGCCAAGCTTTAATACCATGCCAACCATTGAGTTGTATTCCAGATCATCAGCAATAGCACTCGGGGGTTTTATAATTCCTCCCCTTGTAACTTCTTCAACAGGAGGTTTGTAGATAAGAATTAATACATTGATTCCGGTAACCGATACTTCCTTGAATCTCTCTATCATTGCTTCCTTATGAAAGCTTTGAAGATCAATACCTTTGGTTTTAAAATCTTCCGGTTTGTAATTGGTTATTTCACAGTTATTCATTGTTATTTACCTCTATTATGTGTCTGTTAAACAGTTCAAGCGCTATATCAAGACCGGTAATTACCCCGACATGATACTTGTATCCCTCTAGCGTAGAGATACTCGAAGGATCGCTTAAAATGCTCCTGTATCTATCAATTTCAGCTTCAATATTTCCTATAACGCCAGAAGTAAAAGAACGTTGCTTATACATATTATTCCGGTTCATTGTGATTATTTACCACTCCTTCCCTTATTCTTACAAGGCTTTGCTACTGCACCACTCTTGGTAGCAACATCTTTTCTAATTTTAGCAGCGCCCCCGGCAGCATACTTATTACAGCTTGTTTCCTTGTCTCTTGCCATTTCTTGCATTTTGTTCATAGCGAATTCTCTTTTTTGTCTATTCATAAATAATCTCCTCTTTTATTGGTTCGGGTGGAATTTGCGACCGTAGCGCTTCTACTTGTGCCTTTAACTCAGCTTCTTTTGCTTTGTACTCAAGCTTTAGTAATTCAAGCTCGGTCTTACTGTTTATTTCTTGCTCCTTAGTTAACGTATCTATTACTTTTTCTTTCTCGTTTAGCTCGAGCTTTAAAAGTTCAATTTGATATTTCTGCTCGGCAAGCTGTTGTTGTTCGGATACTTTTAACTCGGCTAAATACTTCTCTTGCTCTAATTTTGCCTTATCAAATTCAATGTTCATTTGGGTCTTATAGCCGTCAGCTTCAATATTTAAATGAGCTAGCCGTTCCTTTGACTCTACTTCAAGGCGCCGCTGCTCAATATCGGCAATCTGAACCTGCAGAGCCGGGTCTATAGGTTGCTCCTGCTGCTCTTGTGGCGCTACTTCGGGAAGTAGTATCTTATCAATATCGTTAATACCAAGTGCCTGATATACTTTTAAATACACCTCTCTCATGTTATGTAGCTCAGGATTGCTGCTAGCTAACTTTAAAATACTTTCTGCCTTGATTATTCGCTGCGTAGAAGACTCAACAGACGGATCAGATACAGGGATTACTTTCAAACTCTCTTTATCCAGAGGTAGTGATGGCAGGTTGAACATTTTATAAAAAAGTTGTAGCTCTTCACTAAAACTACTATGAACTGTTCTCATTATTGCCGATTGCATCCGATTTGATACTTCAAGCAAGGCAATAGTAGTACCGACAGGCGTATTCTGATTATTTTCAGCTAGTCCTGCTTCCGTTGTAGATGCTAACTCCTGTGTCTGAGCAGTTATCCGGTTAATATATTCAAGTAAAGCAGGAGACGGGCCATTATAAGGAAGCGGCATGATTGAATCACGCAAGGATAAATTACCGGTTTCAACAGTTACGAATTGCCCGGGTAATATCGTTAAATCATTATTGGTAGTCTTTATTCCCTTGGACTTCATCCCTCCCGGGAAATTCTGGAAAATAGCTGCGTCAATTGCCATTTGCTGCATGGAAGTTAAGCTCTTTGAATTAGAGCCGAGGATTTGAGCAAGACCTAGTCCAAAAACATCAAACCCGGGGAATAAGTTATAATGAATAAAGCAGTTAATCCTTGTTCTGGTTGGATCGCTTTCATCCCAGTTCGGCGTAAGTGATACGATCTGATTAGTAACACCGCATCTGGTAATAACATAAGGTAGTGGTATGCTGTAATCCTCTAGCGAAGAGCTATCATCAAAAAAATCATTTAAGACCAGATATTCGTGCGTTTCATAAAAAGGAAAACGGGAACCGGTCGGATCAACTTGTTTTTGCTCATTTTCATCCTTTGCTTCTTCGCCCTCGCTGCTACCTACATTATCCAGGTAATCAAGATCAAGTTTGGAAAATATCCCGCTATTCATATTAAAGAGGATTTCCCTTTTAGAAAGATATCTAATATGGGTTAGACGATTTGATTCGGTAATACTTGAGCAGTTATTATCAAATAAAAAGTCCTCAGGCATGATAAACCGGCTCAAGGGCTTACCCGTAATAGGGTCGTAGTAGATTTTACGGAATACACACCCATAAAGAATCAGATATAACAAGAACCGATCGTAATCAGGATAAAAGCCTTTATCTTCGACTGTTAAATATTCGTTTAAAATATCCCTGACCATCTCGCCTTTTAATTCGTAGTCCTGATCCACACTTATATCGGTTCTAAATCCTACAGGGCCGGTAGCGGGTAATAACTCAGAGCGAAGCGTTGCCCAGAGCCGAAGAACACTACTAGAGAACGTAGTATCGTAAGTCTTAACCTGCGCGCTGTTTCCAATAGAAGAATTGGATTTACGGGTGTTGGCAACATCCCCGTCTTGTATTTCCTCAATTTTAAAGCCGAGTAGATTTTTTGCCTTTTCAATTATATCAAGCCAAGGTGCGCGGTTTTTCTTATCTTTTTCTGTTACCTCTTTAAGGTAAGCAGCTATTTTATCCCTGACGCTTTCTGGTATATCATCTGCAAAATTACTGTTAAACGGCATAACACTCGGGGCTAATTCTTCGCCCTTACTATCCATACGTGATAAGATTTGATCCTCTAAAGATAAAAGAGGATCATCCATTGCTTCGGGAAGTTCTACTGCTTCCGGTAAAATGCCCATATCTTCTTCTAGTGGGATTTGTTCTTCCATCGGCATTTCTTGAGTAAGATTTAGAGATTCAGGCTCTAAATTCTCTAGCCTTGACAAATCAGGATCAGTCTTTCTTTTTTGCTTTCTTCTTGTTGCCATTAGTATAATTTCCTAATTTTAGTAATGGTTTCATCTTCCTTAACATCGCTCCTGTGGGTTAAAGCATCAAAGTCTCGTAGGTACAAAATTGCCTGTGTCATCGAGTCAACGAGGTCTTTTGACTCCCCGTTTGGAAAGGTTATCACTGTTTCTAAAAATTCCTCGGCCATAGGAGTTAGCCTTTCAGGGTTTTCCTCTTCGGTCGGTAAGTAAATAAGCCCGCACTCAATAAACGGTGCTGCTCTTTGGACTCTTGCATTCTTATCGCCTTTTGGGGTATAACCTATAGCAGGAATCCCTCCGAGCCTAAGGTCTCGTATTAACGGATCACCCGTTGCCTTTGCCTCAATAAGGCAAATATCTACACTTCTTTGAGCAGGCATTAGGTTTTTATGATCGCCTACATCCTTATAATCATTGCTTAAGCGCTGCGCTCTAGCTCGAAGCTCTGGGTATCCAACGCGGTCTCGCCAAGTAGATAAGAGCATCATCCTAAATAACTCATCCTCCGATTTTTCACCCCATACTCCCCACGTAGTACAGGCAGAATATGCAGCTGTAGGCTCATCAGAGATTGCCGTATCCCAGCTTTGCAATATGTAATCAAATTTAGGCTTAATCGGACTAGTCCAGTGCTTAAACCATTTTTTCTTAAGTATTCCGCCTCCAATTGGAGCAGGTCTTTGCTGACATTGCCCTGCATATCCATAAGAGCCAAGTAACTTTTTTAACTCACTTACCTGCTTCTCGCCAAAACGTAAGGCGCTGAGTAACTCCCCTTCTTTGTTTCTTGGGTCTTCCCAAACTTTCTTGTCTATGCCAAGCGGTACTGTAATACACTTGCGGGCTTTCTCAAATTCCAGCGGCAAAACCAACTCTACCCAGTCGCTGTCGCTGTCATTCTTTCTGATGTAGCCAGTTAGATCGTTTTCATTCGTTCTTTGCTGGACAACTATTCGGCAGTCATTAGCCGGGTTATTTGAACGGGTAGACATTCTTTGCGTCCACCAGTTAATTACAGTCTGGCGTTTTACTTCAGATAAGTCCCCTGGGTCATTAGGGTCATCAATGATAATAATTGAACCGCCTTTACCGACAGTTTTAGATACTACGCTCGTTGATTGCCTATAGCCTGTTTTGCTATTTTGAAAGAAGCTTTTTACGTTCTGGTCTTTTAGAAGAGGGAATCTATACCCCCAATTATCCTGATACCAGCTACTTTCAAGTAAAGCTCTGTTTTTCTGTGCATGCTCAAGACTTAAGGAATTAACGCAGGATACAGTTAAAAACCTCTCACTAGGGTTATGTATCCACACCCACGCAGGAAAAGCTACCGATATTAAATTGGTCTTGCCCGTGCGAGGAGGTACATTTATGATCAGCTTCTTTATTTGCCGCGCATAAACCGCTTCTAAATGCTCAGCTATTGCCTCTATATGCCAGCTATCAACATAAGGCATACCGCCCTCAATATAAGGCCATGCAGCTTTAAAAAACTCATATAAAGAGCTTTCTGCCAGGTATCGCTCTCTTAACAATGAAAGCTTTAATCTTTGGTTCTCTATCTCTGCCAGCTGCATCAAAATTATCTAAGTATTATTTCCTACTTAAACTAATTATAACACACTAGTTTTTAATCTTGATTTTCTCGTGCTTTTTTGAGTTTTAGGATTTACTTGCTTGTGTTATAAGTAATAAAATCTTAATTTTTAAAACAAGAGAGAAATCTTATGAAAAAAACATCACTATTACTTGGCATCTTTCTTGCAAGCACAACAACCTTTGCTTCTGATTCACCGCCAGTAAACTCGGATTTAAATGTAAAACTTGGAGCATATGCTGCCTTTGAAAGCGGATTTAGCAATCAAAGTAACCTACAGGGAACGGAAAAGAATTTATCGGCAAATAAAAAAGGTATGGCTTTTTTTAATAACTCAGCTTTTGTTGCTACCATAGCAAATACGGCAAATGATATTACTTATGGAGCTAAAATTGTCTTAGTCCCTACAACAAAAAGAAAAGTAAACAATGATTATAATGGTTCTCATGTATTCTTGGAACATGAGTTTGGAAAAATTGAAGCAGGCTCACCGATCCCTGTTGCAAGAAAAATGACCATCAATGATGGAGCTATACCTGCAAACTATATAAAGACAGGTATAGAGTATTTAAAACAAGGAACAAAGGCTAGTCCCTCTTTCTTAGTTAGCGAGGAAACCATCCTTGGTGATTCCATAACTGCCGGCTTAGATTCAGCAACTTATAGCAGCGAGCCACCAAGAACAATAAATTATTATACACCTAAGTTTGATTTAACCGATTCTAGCAAATTGCAGTTTGGTATATCCTACACCCCTGATTCTGCTAATACAGGCATAGACAAGCCATCGGTTAAATCAGACGGCATAACAAAATATGCAATTGAAGAAACAACGCTAGACAGATTTGAAATTGACAAATCTGTTAAGGATGCGCTAACCGGCGGGATAGTACTTGAACAGAAATTAACGGAAGAAGCAGAATTAAAGCTGGCTTTAACCGGTGAATACGGCAAATCCACTGGTAAAGTTAAGCAATTTGCTACTAAAGACGATAAGAATCCGCGGGCATATAAATTAAGTGATTTAAAAGCTTATAATATCGGCGGAGAATTAAAAATAGGTGATTTTAAGTATAATGCCTGTTACGGCTCTTTTGGTAAAAGCTTGACTTCTAAGGAATTACATAAAGCAGGTAATAAGTCTCATTATTACAACGCAGGTATTAGCTATACTTATAATACTGCTACGACAACTTATCTAGGATATTTTGCTTCTGATAAATTTAAAAATAAAGTCAATTCAGTAAAATTAGGTGTTAGCCACATACTTGCACCGGGACTTAAGCCTTATGCTGAAATACATGCCTATACTCTCAAAGGTAAGCCTGAATTTTATCCTAATTTAAAGGCAAGAAAGGTAAAAGGTACTGTAGCACTACTTGGTGTTAAGTTGTCCATTTAATAAAAAACAATAGAGGTAAAACAAAAATGAATAAGCAAGAATTCGTAAAACATATCGCAGAGCAGCATAAATGTACCCAAGTAGACGCAGAGAAAGCTATTGATATATTTACTTCCTCTGTAATTGATGCCTTGGGCGATGGTAAGGAAATATCCCTCGTTGGCTTCGGGAGTTTCTCTGTAAGCAAAGTTGAAGCAAGGTCAGGTCGTAATCCAAGAACCGGTGATGCTTTAAAAATAGCCGCCTACAACCAACCAAAGTTTAAAGTAGGGCAAAAACTAAAAGATGCTGTTAATAAAAAATAATAATAGGACCGGTGTTAAGAATGAGGGCATTCGGGACATCGGGATTAAAATTTGTTAACACATATGGTATATTGTAAGATCAAATTGGAAAGTCTTAATAGTTTAATATGAACGAAGTTATAGAAGCTGAAAAACTAAGACAAATAATCAGCAAAATAGAAACCATAGAAGAAGAACGCCTAGAAAGTGCCGATCTTTTAAAAGATGCTTACAATGAAGCCAAATCTATGGGTTTTGACATTAAAATTATCAAGCATGTACTTAAACTTAGAAAAAAGGATAAGGATACTCTTGCTGAAGAAGATATACTCATACAGCTTTATAGAGATGCTTTAAAAATTTAACAAAAAATCTCGTTGACAGAGGGGATAATTTTTTATACGCTCATGAATATGGTTTTTTTCATAATATAATCATAATATAATTAATAATTAATACGTACCGACTTGTTAGTGAATTTTCTGGGTCGGTACGACTTTCTTAAGTTCGTATTGTCACTTCTCCAATAGAGTAAAATGCATCTATCTCTTTCAATTGTTTAGCTAGTTTTTTACATTCGTTAGTTACATATTCTATATCTCTATACACTTCTTCATGAAAATTTTTAACACCTGGTACTAAATCACCAGCATGCCCACAATCAAAACCTACTACAAAAGAGGTATACTCATCTATAAAAAGATTAGGACGTTTTTCATGACGTTTAATTCTTTTTGCATTTGCATAAGTTACTCCGCCATGGACGTCCAGATTAAGCAAAGACTCATTGTCAACATTTGTTTCACCATACAATTTATGCTTTTCAGGTAATTCTACATATCCGCATAAGTGTTTCAATTCTGGATGCCTCTGTATAAAACATCTATATCCTGTGCTTTCATCAACAAA